CCTTTCATAATCGCCATGTTTTCGGAGACCGGGTCCATCGGCTCCATCTCGTCTGGCGATTTTACGATCTCATCGGCATTCGGTATGCCAAGCGTCTCCATCATTTGTCTATGCAGCAACGGCATGTCGTAGAGGGTAGGGTTCGATTGTGCTAGCTGGAAAGCCGCTTGATATTGCATGACTCTCTGTGACATCGAAGCTGCGTTGGGGTCTGATACGGGAATTATGTCAACGCGGGAATCAAAATCCTCCTTGCGGGAATAACTCTGATCTTCACCAAAATCATAGTCGTAAGCTTCTGCCATCGATGTTGAGATAACATCTGAAAGCAAGTGAAGCTCCGAGCGTAAGCTCGCGTGAACTCTTGCTTGAACCGCGCTCATAACCTTCATGGCGCGTTCCATAATTGCGAGTGTCGTTCCTACCGGCGCTTCCTTGCCGGTCTGTCCCATACCTACTTGCAGATCCGCAACCGAACCTATGCGCCTACCCTCTTCTACTATGTTGCCGAGTAGCTGGTAGAGAACGTTCGACGGTTCTTTATAGGGAAGGAACGAAATGTTATCGCGAATGCTACCGCCCGGTATGTCAACATCTCGGAACTCACCCGGCATAATCGGGCTATCGTCACCTTTAATTCGGAGACCCCTCGCCTTTAATCCGGCTGGTAAATTCGAGAGCGTTCCAGCATCAACCAGTTGACGTAAGATGCTGGTCGCGGATTTTGCCAAGCCGCCAATTAAATGGATAAGGCCGGTGCCGTAGAACCCAAGACCGGGAAGGTACTGGTAGTGGACAAAGTGCTGACGCTTGAGTTTAAGCGGATCGTCCTCGCGATAGTTGCGATAAATCGAAAGGATCTCGCCAGTGCCCCGGATCATTGTTACCACATAAGGCAACTCTATTCCGGTTGGCTCCATATCTGGACCGAGATCCTCAAAACCGGGGAGGTCGAGATCAACGTGCATTTCGAGGAGGACTAATCGCCCGTCAGTCTCGACCTCCGCTGACCCATCAAGATCGTCAATTTTATTTTGGATTTTACTATAATCGGGGGAAGGATCTGGAAGTTCCACATCCCGGTAAAATCCCGCCACTTGTAGTTTACGAACGTCATTCTTTATTCGACGCATGACGTGCGTGTATCTGGGGCTAGTCATTAGATCTGACGCCCCGTGGCTGACGACAAAATCCTCGGCAGGTACAAACATGGCACATGCCCTATCGAGGGACGGGTCGAAATACACTTTTTTAAAGGCAGACCCAGCTAGTGGAAGATGGAACAAAAGCTGTTCCATTTCTGGTCGATACTCTGTCATAACTTCCAGTAGCTGATAGTTAAGCTCGTTTTGAACTCTCTCCGCTTGCTTAACTTTTTCTTTCGTCTCCTTACCAAGAATAGAAGTTCTAACCGGACCACTGGCCGGGAACACCTCGGTTATTGTCTGGCTCTGGAAACGGACCACTGCTTCGGTTAAGAGCGGGTGGTAAACACCGCACGCTCCCGGCCAAGGCTGGGTTCTGTCTTCGACCTTTAATCCAAGAAGGTCTAATCCTTTAATGTACGACTCTTCCCAGTCTTCCCTCGAAGACTTGTCGCTTTCAAACTGTCCGGATAAGTCAGAGGAAAGCGAGTCTAGATCGCCGTCCTCCATAAACTCTGCAAGATTTGAATTGAAGTCCGGAACCTCAACCACAACGGCTGGTCCCTCGAACTCAATTATTGTCTCCTCAATTTCAATCTCGATAGGAGCTTCACCTTGTGCGGCCTCCTCCAAGGGAACCACATCAGCAATGTTTCTTAAAAGCTCGCTTATCGGTCTTCTCCTATTCTAGGTTTACACCAAAATCCGGTTCAGATTTTTTATCCCTTTCAGCACAAGGGTCACAAAAATCCTCAATAATTTTGCCGCAAACCTCACAACGCACTTCCGTATCATCTAAGTTCATTGAGTTGCACCTTAGTAATATGCCACGGACCTTGACGGGACTTTCATCCAAGACGGCTCGTCCTCAAAGTCTGTCGAAAGCGGAATAAACCCGCCTTGCCGAAACCTTAGAAGCGCCAACGTTGTGCTATCAACAAGGTCGTCGTGCGCTCCGTTTGGAAAGGCAGCGCATTGCTCTATAACCTCTTCAGCCCATCTAGTGCCCGGTGCCCAGACAACTCCACTCGCGAAGATGTCCGACACGGCGTTAACTCTCGACAGCTTGTCTTGACCTCTCGACGGGGAATATTCCGATACCGGAAGTCCCACCGCCCTCATTTCTTGAATGAGGGGAAAGCCAGCCGCCTTTGCTTCCACTAGGAAAGCGTCTGGCTGGTAATCTTCGTAAAGCTCAAAACATTTTCTTTTTAATTCTGGAAACTCCAGTTTCTCGTTTACCGCATCGAGAAGAATGATATTAGGAACTAGGTTTCCACTCTCATCTGGCTGATCAAAAATGCCCCACGTTGTGATCGCGGAGTAATCGCTTCGTGCATTCTTCGTGTGCGCCGTGTCAACCGTTTGTAAAATAAACTGGCATGGCGGCGGTTTTGTTTTATCCCACGTCTTCCAGTACTCACGCTTTATCAAAGCGCCTTCTTCGGATGTAGGATCTTGCTGGTACTGGGCGCTCCACTTCGAGATAGGGATTGTGGCGCGAAGGGCGTCCAGTTCTTCCTTTTTCCAGAACTCTGGCCAGAGCGGAGACTCATATTCATCGACAGCGGGTAACGTTATAACTTCCCACTGATCGCCGCCCCGTACTTCCGAGGCTTTTACAACACGCCCCGTTAAGTCAAGTTGGTGCCAGCGGGTCATTACAATAATGATTGCACCACCCGGTTGAAGTCTTTGCCGTGGACCCGACGAGTACCATTCATAGACTGAGTCAAAATACTCAACGGATGGATTTATACCGGCAGCTTCCGAATGCGGATCGTCTATTATTAACAAGTCGGCACCGCGACCGGTCATGGCCGCGCCGACGCCGCACGCGAAGTACTCACCTCCACCGCTTACATCCCATCGACCGGCAGCTTTACTGTCGGCCTTTAGGGAAGTCTCGGGGAAGATCGCCCTAAAGTCTTCACCTTCGATTAAGTTCCGGACCTTTCGTCCGAACCTCTGGCTAAATTCAGTTGTGTGCGTAGCGCAAATAACCTTGCGCGACGAATCTTGTCCGAGAAGCCAAGCCGGAAGCATGTAACTCGTAAGTTCCGACTTACCGTGACGCGGTGCAATGTTAATGCACAGCCGTTTAAGCTCCCCACGGGAGACGCGCTCAAAGGCATCCGCCATAATTCGGTGGTGCCTACCCTCAATAAAATCTGGCCAGACGCTTTTCACGAAAGGCAAGAAGTCCTTTCGCGCTGCTTCCTTCTGGCTAATTTTCGTAAGGGCGTTGAGCGCCTTTGCAATGCGAAGCTGGTGCTCCGGGGGAAGCTCGTCTAGCCGACTAAGTATGTCGGCAGTCTGCATACGGTTTTCCTCTCGCGTAGCAAACTAGCACTAAAAGTGGATAAACTTCAGTCGTACTCCTGTATTTCCGCTCGCTCTATTAATCTGTCCAAATATTTTCGAGCCTTTTTCAAATCCTCGATGGGTTTATTTTTAAACGGCCACCGCCACAAATACTTAAAAACATTACCCCAGCAGTATGCCATGTGGGGCGTGACCACGATGTTCGCCTCGCGGTCGGGATCGTCTTGCATGGCTTCCATTGCATCCCAGCACTGGATCGACTGCTTGTAATGTTTTGGCGTCTCAACGGGGTTCATTCTGTTATTACCTTTGATTGCGTCTCGATCCACACCCGCGCACCACAGCTAAGTCCCTTCGGATCGTACTTAACAGTGGCTGGTCCCTCGATCTGAACGGACTTGCAATAAGTATTCGACTTGTAGGTCTTGACGGTAATCGGCGGGTTGTCCTCCCCGTTCTTCTTGTTCGCCCGAATAACATGCTGATTCACATGAATGACCTTCTTCATAGTTCTTTCTCAAAATCTATATGCAGAACGGTTCTTGGTTGATCCGTCCTGTTCCACGCCATGTGCGGGAGGGAGTCATCAAAAATAATGACTTGTCGGGAATGGAACCAAAGTCGGTCGTGCCCATCTACTTCAATGCCAACATCCCCATCGGGAATGTCCACACCGACATGACAGACAAGAGAGTTGGGATTGTCGTGTAGATGGGTATGCAAGTAACTTTTAGGCCCAAGCCGCGATAGCCCTGCAAAGTTAACCGCCGGAATTTTATCAAACACCATCTTCGAAACGGGAAAGTCTTTGGAAAGATTTCTTACCGACTTAATCCAGCTTGCCATCTCCTCGCGGCTTTTCATCTTTGGGCGTGGCTTTTTCTTGCGGCCCCTCGATATCGTGTCGGATCTGTAAATATTGGCTACATGCCACTCACCGGAGAGAACGCTTTCGTGGTCGGCATTCCAGTTGTGCCAAGCAAGGGTCTTCGATCTTACCTCCTCTAAAACATCTTCGAGCGACACTAAAAGGTTTGGCGTTTCTGGCAGCACATCTTCGAGATCGTAAAAGCCGCTCGACTTCAACTCTGTTCTTCCATTCAAAATCTCCAAGGCGTGGAGCATCAAGGCTCATCCACCGGATTGTATTGTAAGTCCGTAATATAATTGATGTCGTAAGGACGGGAGTACTGGGAGCGTAACATGACGATACAAACACGCTAATGATGCAGCATTTGATTAATGCGCGGATTAATCTCGTTTTCAATTTTGAGAAACTTGTGGAGTTGGGCCAACGCAATCTGCGTTTTGGCGAAGATATCTATAAGCTTTTGGTCCGGGGCTTTAACCTTCCCCCTCATCTCCTCAACAAAGTGAACCGCAACAGAAAGGTTCATCTCTTGTAGAAGCTGACAAAGCTCAACTGTTTTGAGGTAAGCGTCGTCCCGCGTAGGTAAATTGGGAACACGCTCTTCTATAGAAACGTATGACATTTGCATTTAATCGAGAATCTCAAGAAGCTTTTGTTTGCTGCGATCCAGCAAAAGATTGAGATCGGCGGCTCTTTCTATGTTGCTGTAAACGTGAAGTTGATCTTTTTTATCAAAACCTATTATTGTCAGTTTCTCCCAATCGACATCTGCTACATCTTTAAGAAGTTCCATTGGGCATAGATCCTCCTCCTCCTCGATCTCTTCCTCGATAAACTTCTCACCATTAATCTGCACAATTTTATTGTCTTCCAAACTTCCCTACCTCATTTCCAATAGCCGCCCAGCCAGACCGGTGGGTACGGGCAAAGATTTCCAGATACGGCCCATCAAAGAGTTCCTCTATGCGGGTGTAGGTTTCGTCCGGTTTTCGCGAATGCTCCCTTACTTCGGAAACCATAAGCTGTCGGACAGATTTCGACTTGCGGGATAGCGGCTTTCCCTTGGTCGCGAGGAGACACATCTCCGGATTCGCACGGGTATAGTACCCGGTGCCCATATGCTCCTTGCCATTTTTGGTTTCCTTAACCCAAGTGAAGGCAACCGTTTTGTACTTGAACCCCAAGTCATTAATAAGATCCAAACCTCTCTCCAGCATGGGGTCCGTCACCCAAAGGAAGAGAACACAATCATTCGCAACCTCAACGCTAGCCACAAGTTTCGCAATGTCTCGATATTCCATCGTGGCATAATGGTTCTCCGCGCTTTTCCCCAAACCCTTTTGCGAGAAAACCTTAAATTTCCACGGGGGGTCACAAAGCAGAACCCGGAACCTTGATGGTTCCCGCCCAAACTTTGCCAGATTGGATAATGCAGCCGCGTCCCTTGATGTACTCGACAGCGGTCCAGCCGTTAGGCCCGACGAAAAGGGCAAACCCTTGTGCTCCGTTTTCATGGGTAGCCGCCGAAAAAACCCGCCGCTCTTGATGACGGGCATTCAAAACTTTTTCTATTACGGAATCCTTTATGCAGATAACCGAACGTTGGTTTCTCATCACCACCACATTTGGATCTGTCGAAACAACGTCGTTTTCCAAGCGCCCGGTCGTCGGTCGCTTTTCTTCTTGAGCACACGCTGACGTGGAAACCAAAAAGAAAAAAAAGGCAAAAATAGCATACTTCATAGCCAGTCGAGAAAGTCGCCCTCCTCCTCCCGTTCGACCTTCCCCCCCTTGAGTAATATTTCATGGCAGTTCTTCCCCTGCCCTCCCCAGCCCGGACTGTGAACAAGCTGGCCAGTGGCAAGGATGACCCAACCAAATTCATCGAGGCGCACGTCCTCGCCGCAGACATCACATTTCCGAATGCGAACATCTGACTTTTTCAATATTACTTGTCTACGAGCGACAACTTCACCGTGCTGCCGTCTTCTTGATTGACATCGAGGGCAACCCCGCTGTCATAAAGGATGTCATAAAGAATGGGATCGTAGTATTCGACCAATCTACGGGCGAGATAACCGGGGCTTACCTTCAAGGCTTCAGCCCAGATATTTAATTGACCATAAGGAATCTTGGCATATCCCTGCTCGTATTTGAGAATATCATGGTAGACACCTTCGGAAACGACATCAGCAAGTTCTGGAACGGACAAACCAGCTTTTTCACGAAGCTCCTTTAAAACAGCCCCGGCTTTCGCGTGCTCCGTGCTCGGTAAATTAATTGACAT